GGCGCACAGTTAGAACAACGCTCATCCGTAACAGCCTACACAGCCACCACCACAGCTCCAATCACAAACTACATCCCAGCTCTGCAAAGTGCTGCTAGTGGAGTAGCTCGCTTTGAGCATAATCCTGTAACTGGTGAGAGCCTTGGGTTAGAGATTGAGGAGCAGAGGACTAATCTGATTTTGCGTAGTGAGGAGTTTAGTGATGCGTATTGGACTAAAGATAACTCTACTGTTGCAGCAAATCCAGTCATCGCACCTGACGGGACTATAAGTGCAGATAAGGCAATTGCAAACACGACCAGCACAGCATCGCATGGGGTTCAAAGAACGCAGGCTGTTACGGTTACTCCGCATACATTTAGCATTTATGCAAAAGCTGGAGAGCTTTCGTGGATTAGGCTATTTGTGTTTCAGTCTGGATTATCAGGCGTTGGTGCTTTCTTTAATGTATCAAACGGCACTATCGGAACAGTTGGCGCATCTGCCACAGCTTCTATTACTAGCGTTGGCAACGGATGGTATCGTTGCTCAATAACCTACACACCTGTATCAGCCGCTGGTGCAACACATTATTGCTATGTTGGGAACTCTGACAACTTTGCTGCTTATGCTGGCAACGATTGGAATGGAACTTACATCTGGGGCGCACAACTAGAAGCTGGCTCATTCGCTACTAGCTATATTCCTACGGTAGCATCTCAGGTAACTAGGTCGGCAGACTCTGCTGTTATGACTGGTACTAATTTTAGTAGCTGGTATAGGACTGATGAGGGTACTGTTTATAGTGAAGCAAGTACATTAGTTGCAGCAGGAAATAGTAGAACAGCCTGGGCTTTGGGCTTTACCTCAAGCTCAAATGATTCAACCAGTCTAACCAGTCCTTATACAGGAACAGGTAGGTATAGACTTCTAGGATTTGTAGGCTCTACGGCAAATATAGACTTGTACCCAGCAACAACATTTACTAGCGGCTCAATAAATAAAGCTGGATTTGCTTATGCTGCTAATGACTTTGCGCTGTCTGTTAATTCTGGAACTGTTACAACTGATACATCTGGATACATGAGCCCAGCGATTGATAGATTTTCTATTGGTACTCTGACAACAGGTTCTAACCCACTTAGTGGAACTATCAAGAAACTTGCCTACTATCCAAAACGCTTGACCAACGCAGAACTTCAAGGCTTAACTACAGTTTAATAAGGAACTAACATGACTGATTTATATTTAAAATTCGCTGACCAAGCACAAGCTGATTCAGTTCTTTACACAGTTACCGATGAAGTAACTGATGCTGATGGTGTAGTAGTACAAGAAGCCAGTAGCAAACCTAACTTCGCTAACATTGATGTATTAGGCACTCTATATGAAGCTATCCCAGCAGATGCTGAAGAAGGCTATGAGCCAGTTGCTAAAGACGGATACCATGTCAATGTGCGAGTAGTTGGCTCTGAAGATGCTTCTGCATTAGTACCATTCTCTGTAGTTCCTACTGTTCCAAAACGGATTTGGGGTTAAACTATGCCGTCACTTATTGGCAACAAACCAAACCAAGTCCCTTCAAACGGTGACTTAGGTACTTTAGCTTTTCAAGATAGCAATGCTGTCAATATTGTTGGCGGTACTGCTGTTGTTGATAACTTAACTGCGGACAGTATCAACCTTAGAATTGACCATGACCTCAGTAACATCTCTCCTTCGCTACTCTTAGACTTTGCTAATACCAAAGCATTAGACCCAAGGATTACCTTTACTAGAGCCAGTACTGCTTCCTTCTATGATGGCAGAACTACAGCCAAAGCTGAGGAGAATTTGATATCATATAGCCAAGAGTTTGATAATGCTTACTGGTCTAAGAACGCTTCTACAGTAACAACCAACACTTCTGTAGCTCCTGACGGAACAACAACCGCAGAAACATTAACTGCGTCTGCTGGAACTGCTCTAGCACCAAGAACATTTCCAACAACTTTAACTGGTATTACAAGCACAGTCCATGCAATTTCTATTTTTGCAAAAGCTGGAACAAATAACTTTTTACAAATTACCGATGCTACAGTTGGCTTTCATGCCAATTTTGATTTATCTGCTGGTACAGTAGGGACATCTGCATCTTGTACCCCATCTATTGTTTCTGCTGGAAATGGATGGCATAGATGTATAGTTACTTACACAAGCGGTGGTACGGATATAAGACCGCTATTCGTACTTGTGACAGGTTCTTCCGTAGCAAGACTTGCGACATTTAATCCTGTCGGTACTGAAACAATCTTGTTATGGGGCGCACAACAGGAGCAACGCAGCGCAGTATCCGCATACACTCCAACAACGACTGCACCGATTACCAATTACATCCCTGCTTTAAGAACAGCACAAGCTGGTCAAGCAAGATTTGACCATGCTCCGCTAACTGGAGAAAGTCTGGGATTGTTGATAGAGGAACAGAGGACTAATCTGTTAGTTCAGTCAGAGGATTTTTCTACAACTTGGACTAATCTTAATTCAACGGAGCAAGTTAATATTGTTATTGCTCCAGATGGGACATTAACTGGCGATAAATTAGTTGAAAATACAGCAACTGCGTTGCATAACTTTGCTCAAAATCAAACAGTAGTAAGTGGTACTGTATATACACTTAGTGTTTTTGCAAAAGCAGCAGAAAGAAGTTTTGTAGTTTTACTTGAAGACTCAGGGTCAAATGGTGCGTATTTTAATCTTGCTACTGGTGCTCTTGGTACAGTAGTTTCAGGCAGTACAGCAACTATTACTTCTGTTGGTAATGGTTGGTATCGTTGCGCCATGACTTATACACAAAGCGGAACTACTGGAAGACCTAGAATCTGTCTTGCACCTGCTAACTTAACTCCAAGCTACACAGGAGATGGCTTCTCAGGATTGTATCTCTGGGGAGCGCAGTTAGAAGCAGGAGCTTTTGCTACCTCATACATCCCAACAGTAGCCAGCCAAGTTACTCGTAGTGCTGATGCTGCCAGTATGACTGGGTTGAACTTCTCTAGTTGGTACAGAGCTGATGAAGGTACGATGTATGCTGAAGCTCAGGGATATATTGGAGGCAGTCCAAGACTTGTGTCTATAAATGATGGAACAACTAATAACAGAATATTAGCTTTTGCCATTAGCACCACTACAGCAAATCAATATCTTGTTGCTGCATCTGGAACAATACAGGCTAATTTAGCACCTACTGTAGCGTCAGGTACTGCAATGAATAAACAAGCTGTTGTTTATAAAGTAAATGATTTTGCTGTTTCTGCAAACGGAGGAACTGTTGCTACTGATTCATTAGGAACTGTCCCTATTGTGGATAGACTGACTATTTGTTCTGAGGCTAACTTCAGCTTCACAACTAGCGGACTAATAAAGAAAATTGCCTACTACCCAGTTCGCCTACCCAATGCTGAATTAGTGGAGATGACATCGTGAGTATAAAGAAACTGATTGGTTCAGATAAAAACCAAGTACCTTTGAATCGGGATTTAGGTTCTATTGCGTATCAAGACAATACCGCAGTAAACATTGCTGGTGGTACTGCATCTAATGTACAGAACTTAACCAACTTGTTTGTAGCCCAGCCAACTCCTTCAGCAATTAATGCCTCTGCAACATTAACTATTGCTCAGTTGCTTACTCGTATTATTACAACCAACAGCGCAATAGCAGTAGCGTTTACTTTGCCAACAGGAACACTAACTGATGCTGGCATCTTGGGCGGTCAGTTATTAGTTAATCAATCGTTTGATTGGACTATTATTAATACAGGTTCAGCAGTTGGTATTATTACAGTTTCTGGTGGTACAGGCAATACTTTGGTTGGTTCAGGGATGCTTGCTATTACTACCTCAGCAACTTTCAGAACTACAAAGACTGCTGCTAATACATTCACCACTTATAGAATTGCATAATTAATATGAACGAAATTAACCCTATAGAGTACGGTAAGTTAGTACAGTCTGTTGATAGTCTAGAGCGTAAAGTAGATGCTTTAGAAGTTGACATCAAGAAGTTAGTCGCTATGGCAGAGCGTAGTAAAGGTTCTCTATGGGCTTTGATGGGTGTTGCCTCAGTTGCTGGTGCTTTCATCAGCTACATTACTGAATTATTCTTTAAAAAGTAAATCATGAGACCACTATCAGTTGGTAGCAACTTAGTAGCAAACACCAAGACTACCTTGTGGGCTGTTAACAACACCGCCTCTGCTAAGAACTTTACAGCATGGTGGTATGACAAGAGTGAGAATGTTGAAGTTAGGGTTATCCTAGACTATCCTTTAGCTACTAAGACCTTCCTAAAGTTTGATGGTGGTGCTTATGTGGCTTTAGAAGAAGGTGATGAAATTAGAGTACAAGCAGAGACAGGAGCAGATTGTTCTGTTCTTTGTACATTTGAGTTAGAAGCAACTTCCGCAGTTCAATACAACCAATATTAAGGAGCTATTATGCCAATGGTAAAAGACAAGAAGTTCCCTTACACAGCTAAAGGTAAGAAAGAAGCTAAGTCGTATGCTAAGTCAACTGGTGCAACTGTTAAGGCTAAACCAGCTAAGAAGATGAGTGCAAAGCGTGGCTACTAAGCAAGGACTCTATGCAAACATTGCTAAAAAGCGTAATCGCATTAAAGCTGGCTCTGGAGAGAGAATGCGGAAGGTTGGCACTGCAGGTGCTCCTTCTGCCAAGGACTTTAAAGACGCAGCTAAAACAGCTAAGAAAGTGAAGTAATGCCTAAAAAAGCATTTCAGAACAAAGAAGGCGGGTTGAACCAGAAAGGTCGGGATTATTATAACAAGACCACTGGTTCTAAGCTAAAGCCTCCTGTATCCGCTAAAGAGGCTGCAAAGTCGCCTAAAGCGGCTGCACGGCGTAAGAGCTTTTGCGCTAGGATGGGCGGTGTTGCTGGTCCAATGAAGGACGAAAAGGGCAGACCAACCCGTAAGGCATTAGCGTTAAAAAAGTGGGATTGTTAGCAGAAATAGCTTGCAATTTTCTTAAAAGTATGATACACTGCGTATATGGCTGAATTTGACCCTTATCATATTTTAGAAAAACGAAAAAAATACCGTAAAACACCAAAAGAAGCGGAACGGATTTTAAAATATAACAATTCCGAAAAAGGTAAAGAATTATCTAAAAACTATCATAACTCCGTAAGGGGTAAAATGTTAGATAAGCAAAAGAATTTAAAACGTAAGTATGGGTTAACGCTTGAAGAATACTACACAAAACTAAAAGAACAAAACCATAAATGTGCAATTTGTGGTGTAGACGAGGTAGATTTAGGACGTAGTTTGTGTGTTGACCACGACCATTCTACTAACGTTGTAAGAGAACTTTTATGCACTCCTTGTAATATAGGTCTTGGAATGTTTAAAGAAAACACTGACTATTTAAAAAAAGCAATTAAATATTTAAATAAACACAAAGGCTGAAATGGCACTACCTAACTACCTAGACCTAACTAACGAAGTGTTAGTCCGACTGCGTGAGCCAGAGGCTTCCTCAGTGTCGGATAACGCTTATGTTAAACTCATCGCTCGTTACATTAACGATGCAAAGACACAAGTTGAAAATGCGTACAACTGGAACTGTTTAAGTAACACTTTAACAGCCACTACCCAGCCTTCTATCTTTAGTTATGCTTTAACTGATTCAGGTCAACGATTCCGAGTCATTGATGTGTTAAACGACACAACCAATACTTATGTCCGGAACATTAGTACAACTGAGATGAATAAGCTGTTCTTGATGGCTGCGGGTGTCGCTAGTGGACCTCCGGTGTATTATAACTTTAACGGTACAGACAACAACGGCGATACACTGATTGACTTCTATCCAGCTCCTGACACCGTATATCAAATTCGTGTAAACATCATTCAACCCCAACCTGACTTGGTGGCTAACGCTGACCAAATGCTTGTCCCAAGAGAAGCGGTGATTTTAGCGGCACTCGCTAGAGCGCAAGCAGAACGGGGTGAGGATGGCGGTGTACAGTCTGCTGAAACGTATGCACTGTTTAAACAAAGTTTAGCAGATGCAATAGCGCTTGAGAGTGGTCGCTACATTGAAGACTCTGAGTGGGTAGCTATTTAATGGCTGGACAACTGCAAACTTCCTCGATTGCAGCACCGGGATTTTACGGTCTCAATCTACAAGAGTCTAGCATTACGCTGTCTTCTGGCTTTGCATTAAAAGCACAGAACTGCGTTATTGACCGTTATGGTCGTATCGGCGCAAGACGGGGTTGGACTCCGCAGAACGCTGTCAACGCAGACTTAGGTTCTAATCCGATTGAATCAATGATGGAGGTAGTAGATGGTGGAAGCAATACAATTATATCAGCAGGTAATAACAAGTTATTCACTGGTCGTGCAACACTTACACAACGTCTTGTCCGAAATGCAACAAATTCAGGAAACGCTACTTACACGATAACAGGTAACAACTGGCAGATGGCTGCAATGCCATACGGCGATGTAAATGACTTTCAGCCTCATGCTTAT